TCTGGTCATATCCATGTGACCCTTGCGTCTGGTCATGTCCTTGTGACCCTTGCGTCTGTTCATGTCCTTGTGAGCCTTCTTGCGTCTGGTCATATCCATGTGAGCCTCTTACATACCGTTGTGAAGATCCTTGTGAGCCTCTTACATACCGTTGTGAAGATCCTTGTGAGCCAGTAGAATCGTCAGAGTCATCTTTTGGAATAACTCGCCAATGGTTCCAATGATAAGCTGGGTTCCCCTGCCAGTCTACATCTTCGTATGATATCTGGGCCACTGAAGAGAATGGCGATGAAGAAGATTGTGACGCAATAGGTGCTGTGCTAGTTTGGGTGGGTGTTGAACCATCCTGTGCTATTGGTCCAGGCTGATCCATAGCTAGTGTAGGCGCAAAAGCCGAATCATCTGCAGCTGAATCAGATGGTGACGCTGAAGACATTGGCGATAACGATGACAACGGCGCTTCACTTGCGGCTGGGCAACTGCCTTGCGTTTTTTCAAAAATGCACTTTGGTTGCTGAGCAAGAATGAGCGCAGTCTGATCGTTGATGAATTGCATTTGCGACTGGAGCTGCGTCTGGATTTGGGTTTCTTCGCTTTGAATATTTGCAATAGTATGATTCAATCGCGTCAATTCTTGAGCATTTGCTTCGGAATAATGCACCGTCTTCTCTATGTGCATGCTTTGATAGCACAGAGCAATGAGAATCCCTATGATCAAGATGATGATAGAGATAGATAAAATCTCAGAAACCATTTAAATAATAAAGAGACATTAAAATGTGCTGCGTTATGTTGTTGCATGGCGACTGCGCTACACTCTAAACAGTTCCTATCCCATGTGCGCAAAGAACTTGATACGCTTCGTCCTGCTCCAGTCATCGGGTTCGTGTGGGAATCGATCATGTATCGCTCTCTCAAAGCGACGTCGACCAAGGCAGTTTACTGGAATCCCGCAAGCACGATAAGTGGCGTTGACATTCGTCACGACGGCGTCGCATACTCTCTGAAAACAAAGAAGAAAACGACGCCGATTGCTACTGTCAGTTCATACAAGCTCCAACGTTGCAAGACAGAGAAGGACGCTGTCGCTGAGATTGACAGTCATAATTTTGACCTTTATAGCATCTTGACGCGAGACGACACCCTTCTATACGGTCTCTATGTGATTCCATCGCACCTCACGATGGCCAAGCGCTTCTACTGGGATTACAGCGACTGTGGCAAATTTATGACGGACACCCGTGATGGCATTTCTATGGAGATCTCTGGGTTTGGTAGATCCCGGGCTAAAAAACAACTATGGATTACGGTTGACTTTGCGCAATATGAGGATCTCTTCCTTTAGTAAGAAGGCATTTTCCCTATGGGGTTGGTAAGGGGCTTGCCCCTTACTTCTACATCTTTCGCCAGTCGAAAGGCTACTTGCCTTATTCCTGGCTTAAGATGTATGTCTACATCTTTCGCCAGTCGAAAGCGATCGGCGCCTGCAGCAAATGATCCGGAATCCCGAACGCCGCACACGAATCTAAAGCGTCGCGTGCATTATTGCTGCACAAGTCCTCGCATAGCCTGTCTACGACATTGGTCACCGACTCGACATTCAGGCCACAAGCATAATAGAACCCCATCTTCTTTTCTACCTTCGATGCTCCGAACAACAGCACCATCTTATCCAATAGTGGCCTCGCAGCCGGAGGCGCCCTATTTGCCGCCTTCATCAACCACATCATACACAGCTTTTCGATGTTCGCCCAGCCGATCTCCACGAGGGCCATGTCGCGGAGCTTCTTCGCTGCTTGTGCGGCGATAGCTGCGTGAACCAACTTGTTTTCGCGTTGGTTCATCAAGGCAAGGAGGTATTTCGGCGTCAAGGGAGAGGTCGTCGAGGCAGTTGGGGGCATCGGTTCTGGCGGCACATCTTTGAGCTGCTCCATGAGGGCGCGCGCAACCTGCTGCATTAAGACCGGGTTGCTGCCTTCGAACGTCGCCGTGATATTCGTGTCCGCAATGAGCTCCGGGATTTTGTTGGCGCTATGATAGCCGAGGCCGCCACAGCATTCTCTGCATCGCTGGAGCACCTTGATCGCTGTCCAAGACGCTGCTGCTTTGAGACCGCTGGATACGATGTGGACGACTTTTGTCTTGAGAGGCTCGTCGAGAGGGCCCGTGACGATATCTTTGAGATTGCCCATGGCAATGTGGAGCGCAAAGGCATCGGAGAGAGCCGGAATGATGGCCCGTTGATACGACGAATACTCGAGCACGCGCTTCTCGCCGAATTGCGGACGGTCTGCACCGAATCGGATCGCAATACAGAGTCCCATTTTCATGGCGTCGATGCAACCTTGAGCGATGAGCATCCTGCCCGTCGTGAGGCCGCCGATCATCATCCCGAAGCGCTGAGCGTCGTTGGGAATTGGGCTCTGATAGGTGCCCGCGTCGTCGATGCTGCAAAAGCGATCCAGAAGGGCATCGCGAGGAATACGCACATCTTTGAACCATAGCTGACCGTTATCGATGCCGTTGAGACCCATCTTATGGCCGATGTCTTTGATGGTGACGCCAGGCATGGGGCGCATCTCGTCATCGCGTATACGCATCACGAAGGCGTGGACGCCTTTGGAGACGCAGGAGACCGATAGCTGAGCAAAGACCACAGTCAGCTTTCCATGGAGCCCCGCGCCGCCGATCCAGTATTTGCTGGCGGTATTTGTGGGCGTGTTGATGATAAATTCGCGGGTTGTGGGGTCGTAAGTCGCCGTCGTCTCGAGACCCGCGACGTTGGACCCGTGCCCGAGCTCCGTCATGCAATACGACCCAGGGAGCTCGAAACTGTCCATTTTGTCTAGATAGGCGTCGTGGTGCTTCTTCGTCCCCAGGCGGCAAATAGAGCCACCGCACAGAGTGAAGTGCACACCGGTCTTGATACCCATGGAAAAATCGGCGAACGACAACGTCTCCATGCCCGCCATAAACTTGCGCGGATCCCGGACATAATCGCGCACGGAGAAAAAACGCGCGTCAATGAGCTTACGGATGCGGCGCAAGGTCAGCTCGCGGTACTCGCCGAGCGATAAATCGTAGTTCTGGCGATAGATGTCGTCGCGCAAAAACTCGATGATTTTGGCACGGAGCTCGTAGTTGTCGTGGCACAAAAAACGCTGAAGCGCCTGAACGGCATCGGATGCCGGACTCTTCCCGTTCAAATGCGATGCGATCACTTGGACACGGTGCATCGTTATTAATACGTTATATTTCTTGGTGCCTTATATCTATTACAAATCAGAACATGGAAATAAAAACGCAGTAACGAAGTAAATCGATGGCGTCGTCTGGCTTATATCCACAATCCATGAGCGGGCTCGCGATCGGGCTCAGCAACCCATTGGGGCCTCTTCATGTTCAAATGAACGGCACGTCGAACGTGTTTTTAGTCAACAGCAATGCGCTCATAGGCATCGGTAAGTCGAACCCGGTATACGCTCTCGACGTTGTCGGTGAGATCAACGCGAGCTCCAACATCCGCATCTCGGGTCAGAGCCTGCAAGGGCTTGGGGTGCCGAACCAGGTAGTGTTCACGAGCGGGAGCAGCACATGGTCTGTACCGACAGGTGTTACGGCGATTCAGGTAGAGATGGTAGGTGGGGGCGGTGCCGGAGGTTCGTATGGTCCTTCAAGTCAAAATCAACCTTCTTCTGGTGGCGGGGGCGCTGGGGGATACGTTCGTGCAACGTTGGCTGTTACTGGTGGGTCGACGACGCTGACCTATACCGTCGGAACAGGGGGAGCTGCGGCGGCGGCCGGGCAAAACAACGGTGGAACCGGGAATAACACCACGCTTAGTGTGAGCGGTGCATCTGGAAGCATTGTGGCAACAGGGGGTGCCGGCGGTGGATATAACACCGCATCAGCTTACGCCAACGGTCTAGGTGGTATCGGAGGTGTTCCCATAAACACGATCGCAGCTCCGACGCTCGTGTCTATTCTGAGCGCAAACGGAGGCGACGGATTCGATGGATCCACTGGTGTCGCAGGCGTTGCCGCGGGTGGCGGAGGATCGGGAGGCGCCAGCTATTTCGGAAGTGGTGGTCGAGGTGACGTGATCAGTGGAACGGGTATCCGAGCTGGAACTACATACGGTTCTGGGGGTGGAGGTGCAAGTGGTGGAAATGGAAGTCTTGCTGGAGCTGCGGGAGCCCCTGGCGTCATCATCATTACGTATTTCTCGGCATCTGGCCTGGCACCCGTTTATACGGCGACGGCACCGTGACGGGAAATGCGCTGACTATCGCAGCGGCGACGTCGAGCGCACTAGGGGTGGTGCAACCCAGTACTGGATTACAGATAAATGCAGGTTTGTTAACCCTCAAAGTGCCAGTATTCTTGGCTTATTCTACTGTAGTGACTACGCTGCAAGGAAGCAGTGGTCCAAATCTTGTTACATTCAATACAGCATACATTGATACAAGTTCGTGTTTTAACACTTCTACTTCTCAATACAAACCCAATGTTGCTGGGTATTATGAATTCTCGGCAAATGTAATGTTGACAAATGCCAATTACAACCAAACCCTTGTAACACATATCCAAAAAAATGCCAACACTGGATATTACGTAGGTACAACAGGTGCTGGGTTGATGAATAGTGCCATTGGTTGGATTACTTCAAGTTCTTCAAGTTGCACAACACTTATCTATATGAATGGAAGCAGTGATTATGTATCTGTGTATGCAATGAGCACTTCTGCCGGAATAGTTACTAACATTGGTGATGGGACCAGTTTCTCGACTCGTTTCCAAGGAAAACTGATAAGTTTGTAACGAAAATTTGAAAATGTGTGTAACGCTGTTGTCAAATCCCGAACACCATGATGCGACCCTCTCTCGACATTGAACACTTTGATTGGGCAGAAGAAGCTCTCAGCTCTTGGGAAGAAGAACAAGAGGTCCTGGCTCTACAACAGCTCGAAGAAAAAGGTGAACGCGAACGCTTCCGCCGGCTATTTCAAAGCAATGTTGTACAAGAACTGCAGTCCGGATTCATGTTCGACTGTTTCGTCGCCACGCGCAAGCAATCTATCGAAGCGGAGTTGGAAGAGCTCGGGAAACAACCCGGAACTCCCGAAGAAAAGATAGAAGAAATCGCGAACCTCCATCGCCAGTACGAAGCATGGAATGGGGGATGCTAAGGTCCTATGCGCGTTCTGGTATAACATGGCTCATGCTCGTCACAACCCCCGTTGAATCCATCTGAACGATAAATTCGTTTTCTCATTTTTCAAAGGGTATATAACAGATTGAATTGGGGTTTAGAAATGACACATCTCCGGCTTGATTGGAGGAAATGTCGGCATATTCCATAGAATGGGGGGTGATCATGCTAGGCGCGTTGCGCCTAGGGTCACATCCCCCTGAATGGGGGTTATGTGGGGTTGGGGCTTTGCCCCAACAGTCCCCCATCCCGAACGTATTCTCCCCGCTGTACGTAATATACAGGAACCCATCATTATCGTGGTACTGATCATAAATGCTATTGATGTTGGCGCTCGTCGGCACCAACACGCTGTCGTTTACAAAGAGGAACAGCGCCTTTGCGGAATCCAAGGCCATGCGCTTGCGGATGATATAGATGAACTGGCCTATGGTCAGGTCCGACGGCACCAGGTATTTTCGCTTGTCGACTTGCGGGATGTCCTTGCATTGCTTGGACCTCTCGCAAATGACCGGAACGCGATCAGGGTATTTGCTGCGGACGTTGCTCGCTTCTTTTTGCCTTTTCTCAAATGGATGATCTCTGAAGGACATCGTATTTGTTGAAACTCTCTACTTCTACATTCTTAGTGAGACTTTTTTAAATAGCCACAGTTAATAGCATATCGAACCGTTTATAGCTTCGTAAATAACCCCCAACCATACTGCGACCGCAAACCAACACCACATCGTACCCCATGTGTGACTCGTATAATAGAAATACGCGCTAATCAAAGCCGATGCGACTCCAAATGCAAAGGACCTATAATACCCGGCCACATAAAAAGGGACTACTAAAAACAGCGACCAAATCATCACAAGAGGCAGCGCATGTTTTTCTGTAAACTGCCAATCCAAATGGCCGTTGGCTCTCTTTTTGCTCAACCACGTCTGTTTGTGCGCCAAGAAAAGAGGTGCTGCCGCAATTAAAAAGACCGTGTAAGCGACATAAGCGATATTGCGTTTAAAGGGATCCTCTATGACCGTCGCCGATGCATACGGTTCTAAAAGAAGGACTAGAAAGAGGCATTGAGTGTAAAAAGCGTTCATAGTCTTGTCGTCGATGTGCGACCAAATTCCATATTCCGCCAATTGAACCGTCGAGAACGTGATATAAAAGAGCAAAAAGCGCCAGTCATACCCGTTGAAGATGCCCACTGCAAGTCCAAAAAGGGCGAACAAATAGGTGTTTAGAGAAGCCTTGGCACTCCAGCACATTATAATAGTGTGATACGATTTATTGTCGCTGCCAAGGGCTCTAACGATATAGAGGATTGAATCGGCGTCTCGAGTTCTAATGCGTACGTCCCCTCGAGAATGGCGATGTGGTTGCGGACGTGGTGATGCGCGCAGCAGTCTTTATTTCTCGCCAACATAGCCTTGAGAGCGTTGGCGTCGCTGGGATAACCGAAGCCACGGATGTTGTTGAGCACCTTTTCTTTCATCTGTTCTAAATTGCGGCAATGATAGTGAACGAGGCATAGGTCCGTCATGATGAAATCGTTTGTCGGATTATGATTGCCGTGATCCATACGCCCTCTGAAAGAACGGGTGTCGACAAACGTCTTAGCCACCTTGCCGTAATCGAGGTAGCGACCCCATTCGGCCTCGACGGTGGCCCGGGCATATCCTTCGGGCCGTGTAATCATAGAGTAGATGTAGTTCGTCTTGTACATACCCTTAGGTGCCAGCCCTGCCATGTACTTGAGGATGGCGTCTCGGTCGCAATTGATCCTATTACTTGCTCTGTCGTAGAGCACCACAAACTCGTCGATGTCCATCGGATAAGCGATATAGTGCATATTCTCCACGTCCTTCGGATCACAGTGTTTCCTGATCAAGTCCGTCATGTAATCCCCCTTGCGAGTATAATCGCTCTCCCGATACACGTGGACTCCCGACTTCAGAAGCGCCTCGTAAGTACCGTCCGTCGACTCGTTGTCGATGACGTGTAGGTTGTCGAGGCCAAACAAGGATCCGTGGTAAGCGACCCAATCCATGACAATGTCGGCTTCGTTTTTCACAATGGTAAAGACCTTCACCATAAGTTATCTATTATGCATGCAGAATGAAAGATGAACGAAAATGACGCGATATTTGAAACATCATCTTAACCCACCTTATTGCACCTTAAACACGTCAAAAAGCACCTTGATGCATACATCATCTTAACCCATCTTAATCCACCTTAAACACGTCAAAAAGCACCTTGATGCATACATCATCTTAACCCATCTTAATCCACCTTAAACACATCAAAAGGCACCTTGATGCATACATCATCTTAACCCATCTTAATCCACCTTAAACACATCAAAAAGCACCTATAAATAGAGCATTTGGGTTTTAAACATCAATAATGGTAACAAAATGCTATCTGCTTTTCAAGAATGGCATTCCTCGTAATGAACGGTCCCCAAAAATTTCTCAAAATTTTTTTAGGGGGGGGGGTCCAAAATATCTATTACCATAAAAGTTGCTTTTTGAACATATTGATCTTTTTTTATTACCATTATTCATATTGATTTTTTATTACATTTAATTATTCATTTTCTTCTTATCAAGCCTTAAACATACCTTATCGCGCCTTAAAGCGCCTTAAAGCGCCTCAACCTTAAAAGCCGCTTATTCCATTCTTAAAAGCTTCTTATCGCTCCTTATCGCGCCTTAACTATTTAAGGGCATGTTGCTTTATTGATGAAAATGACCAGGAAAAAAGCGCATCCGTATACTTGCCCACGATGTGGTTATACAACATCTCAAAAACCCTATATGACCCGTCATTTGTACCTTTTAAAGAAACCTTGCCCTGCTGTTGTCAAGCCGTTAGACCTTACTGACGAAATCAAAACGGACATCATTACCAATCGCGTGTATCATTGTCCTCTATCCTCTTTAGAAGACGCGAAAACAGTCAACCAAATCATCAACAACAACCAAACGATCAATAATTACATTGCCAACCTCGATACGTTCGTCAAATTAAACGAGTTGGCCAAGCACCAGAACAGGTCGCTGACCGACTTTGAGACCCGGGTCGAGGAGCTCTACGAAGGCGAGGTAGAGCGCTTCAAAAACGACGACTTTCGTGGCCCGCCCTTCCAATACCGCGCCGATCACTTCTTGGACATGATCCACGACATCACGAGGTCGAAGCACAATGATCTCGAGGACCTCTGCGTCCTCTACAACAAAGACGAGGATCGCGTGTACATGTCCCTCGGCAATGGCAAGTGGGATAACTACCAACGTGACCCAGGTGTCAAGTGCCTCGTCGAGGCGATCGTCCAATACTGTCTCGAGCATTACGAGATGTATCTCATCCGGAAGCTTGAGGGATACGGGCCCTCTTTGGCCACCAAGGCTTCGCTCGAAGTGAGCCTGGTCGAATATTACAGTTTCATCGGCACTTTCAGCGTTCTCCCTGTAGTGCACGGCAAGGCCGATGCCCAGGTCATGTATAACGAAGACGACTCCGATTACGAGAGCGACGTCGATGAAGGCGACACTGCCGCGCACCAGGTCGTCGACAAATATAACCGACTTTATCATACCACGAAAGAGAAGCTCTCGGAAACGGATATCAAGAGCACCGTCAAGGCGGTCATCGGCATCATAAAAACGACGACCAAGACGAATATTCGAGAGCTCAACAAACGCATCATGGGCATCCTCAACGTCGACGAGGCATTCAAGCGCTCCATACTCGAGCTGCAGTAGGCGATCGAGGGGCTCGAGAGCTGGTTTTAAATTGACATGAGGTTTATCAAAAGATAATGTATGTTATTAACATAAATGGACCCCAATCAATCCTGCAATAGCCTTGCCAGTGTTGTTCTCTCTGATGTCTCAGAAAACCAGGCCCTGGCCGACAAGATCATCTGTACTTTCTTAAAAAACGAGACGGTGCCTGGGTCGAAAGAGGTCCGTACCGTTTTGTTCAAGTCCCCTTCAATCATGGATCTCGTGAAATGTGGTGTCGAATTGGTGAAAAACGAAGACCTCCTGATGGGTAAAGAGCGACTGATTGCGGCGCTGCGGATCTTGGCAATGGAAAACGCAGGCAATGAGCAATCTGATCTGTTGGGCGCCATGATTGAGCATGGTGTTGTCAAGGATATCATCGACATGATGTTGCCATCGGCAGTGCCTGTGATAGCAACAGACTCTGAAGAGGTGCCGGCGTCATGTTGGAAGTGCTGGACGTAATTTTTCATGTTTGTTTTAATCAAAAGACAATGATCCGTTGTCTCACCAAACCATATGCAAAAACGCTCCACACCGATTCTGAAATCGAGGACTTCTCCAAGTACTATCCTTCTGCCCCTTCAAACAATGCCAAGTTCCTGAAAGAGCATGCCAACCCTTCTATTCGGGAATCGTGTTGCGGACTCGTCTCATTCGAGATTAAAGCTGTCAAAGCCGGTGATATCGTTCTCTATTTCGGCACGGCGTCGTCGCGAAAAGTCGTCGATGACAAGACGAAGGCGTATGATCGGCTCCAGAACCAAGGTATGCGCAAAGCGAGGAAGGACGGTGTCGCGAAGGGCTACCTGTATTGCCCTGCGGTGTATATTAATCCCAACGACAAGAAGGCTCACCCTCGCCACATCCATTACGCTATCTGGAACCGCGATGCCAAGGCCTGGGGACCACTCTACACGCTCCAGATTTTGGCAAATGTGGGCCGACGCGAGGTAGAGTCAGGAGATTTCGTGGTCTTCGACGCGCTTCCGGCCGCGCACTACGCGGAGCGCCATATTCCGGGAGCGCTGTCGCTTCCCTACGACGAGCCCGTGACCGCGCGCAAGGTGCAGACGGCTCTCAAGACTCTGATGAAGAAACGGATGAGCGCCGTGTTGATGAAGGCTTCGTCTGCGGGAGACTGGAAGCATACGCCCATCATCGTGTATTGTTGGAACGCTCAGTGCGAAGCGGCCGAGTGTCTGAAGGAAAAGTTGGACAAGATCGGAGTCGTGAACACATGGCATTTCCCAGAGGGCTTGGAATCTTTGTAAGCCGGGCTTTCCTACCTTGGGGCTATGGGTCGAACGCAGTGAGCGGTGGCATGTCGAAGCGGTGGTGAGGGCGCAGCCGAGCATCCCCTAAATTTAAAAACTTTCCCTAATTGGGGGCTATGGGGGGTGAGGCGCAGCCGAGCATCCCCTAAATTTAAAAACTTTCCCTAATTGGGGGCTATGGGGGGTGAGGCGCAGCCGAGCATCCCCCATGATTGGGGTTTAAGGGGCTAACCCCGTCTATAACTGGGGTTTAAGGGGCTAACCCCTTAGTCATCACGTTGGTCTTCCCCGCTTCTTCGACACGATACCCTCGGGCCACGTAATACGGCACCAACTTCGTGTCGCACCACAATTTAACCTCTGTAAATGTCAGGGTCTTGGCGTAGTCTTCGCCCAATTTCAGAAGCCGTGAGCCGTAACCATGGCTACGATGCCCTGGATCGACGATCAGGTGACTGATGAACGGAAAGAACTTTTTGCGATCGACGGCCATGCACCCGGCGAAGGCGCCGTCAGCGTCGGCGGCCACGTAGAGTACGTCGGCATCGGCCCACGTACGACGGATGTACTCGTCGGTTATGTGAGAGCCCCACTCGGCACTGAGTGCATCGCACGCGGCATTCTGCACGGCTGCTGGCTGCTGCGTGTAGGGCATGATTCGATAGTCGTCGGCTTGGACCATGAGCGGGCATACCATCCCAGCATCAGATTGGAATTGGCATGGGCCTCCCGAGGGCTTTGTCACGCCGGGAGAGAGATGGCGATCCCGAATTACCGGTTTGGGTTGTTGGTCTTGTGGCGGTGGCTGCTGCGGTGCTGCAAAGGGTTCGCAGTAGTAGGAGCTCGATTGCACAACGGGTGTCGTCATAGGATGTACTGGTTTGCTCGTCATTGTGGTGGCGAGGACACTGATAAAAAGGATCACGACGATAATGATGAATCCCCACATTTTATTAACTTACTTGTGAGATAAGGTTTGGTAGGAGGGCAGCGCAGTGGCCATGATGTGATGAGTGGGCATTTAAAGGATTGTGGCTTTCGTGTTCTTGGGGACTTTGAGGGAGAGTTTGCCGAGTTTGGTGGAGAGGATGTCGAGTGATCCACCCTGCACTTTGCCAGTAGAGCGGTATGGATGTTCTCTATATTTGGTTCGTTCTCTAATTGCTCTCGAAGGAAATGACGAAGACTGCATATCGAAGGTCGGTGTGATCTCTAGTGAAAATAGAGTGTAAGTCCGTGAAAATTTCATTTCCTTAAATTGTATGCGCAGATCAGCCCATAATGTTAAAATGTTTTCATAGTGTGTTTTATATGATTGTATAAATGCTTTATCTACATTGCAATCATGGTCATCATCAGCATCCTTTTCTTTTTCACATTTCTCATCAAAGTTAACTTTTCCTCCATCATAAGTTACTGGTTCTTGCATGCTGTTGTCAACATCTTCCCACCATTGCTTTGCAAAATTATATAGATCTATTGTACTAAAGCCAAATGCTTTGTTAATTATTTCATATGCTTTGCTCAAGAAAGCATTGTCTTCTAACTCCACACCAATTGTATTTACAACGTATTTCTTTTTTTCGATGTCGTCTTCTGTTGTATATTGGTTCAAAGCTACTGTTATAGTATCTATGTCAGTTACAATCAGTTGATCATCTATATCTCCATTGATTATTTCGGTGATGTTGGGAGGGGCATACCCTATCTGACCCACGGAATCATTTTGTTTCATTTCAGGAATATCCTGAACGGCAATTTTTAGAACTGGCAAATATGTCATAACATCATAATAGTCTAAAAACACCTCCTTGAAATTACCACGAATAGCCTTTCTTTTAATAAGTCTTGACACCATACTACCATAATACCTAATTTCATTTCTAATGTCAAGAATAGTGTTCATAATATCATCAATTTCAGTAGTTACAAATATGTTGAAATATTCATTAACAAAGTCGTTATTGTTCGCGGACGGAGATAGTTTGTATTCCATGGCTGTGTTTGTGGCAATGAGTTGTGGCTTTTGTTCAAAACCATTTAAATAGATCTTTACGAGCAATACTGAATCATTTGCTTTAAATCTTTCTATTATCAAATCAAATACTTTGATTTTATTAATTGTCAATATGATATATAGCAATTAATTTGTGGTTTTGATCGCACTAACGATCGCCAGATAAAAACTATGCATCGCATGTCAGTTTACGCCACATACACCTCGTCCGCGATGCCCTTCTTCACGCACTCGTCCGCGTTCCACGTTACGTCCGTCAACAGCAGCTTATGCAGCGCCTTCGCCTTGAGCGTCGTGTGCGCCAGGTAGAAGCGCGTGATGTGGTCCATCAGCTTCTTCATGTTCCCGACTTGCTCTTCGATCGCGGCCATTTTGCCCCACACTCCCGACGAGAGCTGGTGTATCAGCATGTAGGCGTTGGGTCGGATCAAGCGCTTCTCTGCGGCCAACGAGATCAGTGTCCCCGCCGACGCCACAAAGCCGTCGACGACAGAATAGACAGGCACACCGAGGCTCTTCATCGCGTCGACGACCGTGAAGGCCGCGCTGATCTCGCCGCCGTTCGTGGTAATGTGCAGATAGATCGGCTGGATCTCGATGTCGAGCGCGATGGCACGGAGCTTGAGGGTCTTGGCGACGGCACGCAGCTCCTTGGCCAGCTGGAACATCGACTGTTGCGTCACGTCGTCATTGAAGTGGATGTGGTTGTTCTGCGTGTACATGCTCCCGTGGGGCTTGAAGAGGGCCTCGAGGCCGCCTCCCCCACCACCGCAATCGTCGTCTTCCTCGTCTTCATCCGATCGCGCCTTACGCTTCTGTCCGCGTTTGCATTGTTCTTTGTTGGCCATCCAAGAAGTGTTCATGATTGCAGGTGTTTAGTGATGTATGGATAGTTCATCATATCGATTAATTTTTAAGTAATGATGGGTCCTTGAAGAAAAATTGAAACACACGTCTTGTGCCTGAGAAGTAAACAAGCAAAGAAATAAAAAAGATGATGCCTCCGTCGAAACTACCTCCCACTCCCCTGTCGTCGCCAAGCCCCGTACTTCAAAGAGAGACTGGTCGAAGTCATGTACCGCATCTGCAAATTCAATGATTCGCGTGCGCGCTATTTCCAGGCTGAGAAAGCTCTCGTCGACGACATCGAAGAATGGCTAGAGTCGGAAGAAGAATCTTCTAACCAATAAATGGCGGCGCAGCGCTATCCCGAAAAAAACCACGCTTATCCTCTTCGCAACCGTGCTTCCCCTTTTCTCCGTAATGATGGGTCCTTGAAGAAAAATTGAAACAGGCTGCCTTGTTGTTAAGGTTTTAAAATCAATGCAAAACCAAAACATGACCAAAAGCAACTCGCCGCCTCACCCTCCTCCCATCGTCTTCGTGCTTCCTAAAGAAGCGATGCCCCGGGTCTTGCAAAACATCTTCAAATACAGGGTCTCAGCGGCTCGACAAATCCAGGCAGAGAAAGCCCTCTTCGACAGCATGGAAGAATGGATCGAAGAGATGCAGGCTGTGTAAAACGCACCTGAAGAAGAATCTCCTTCGCAATAAATGGCGAGGACGTCGACGATGACACTCGTCATTGCATATATAATAGTTTCTCCTTTTCTCCGTTGCTGCAATGGTCTGCTTTCAATACCGGGAATCGTTCATGGCAACGCGCTCCCTGTGCCCGACGCGCAATATGTCATACGATCTCCGTGGCGACCCCGTCATCGTGCCGCGCGTCGACATGCCCTTCAACAACTCGGAAATCGGACCTATAGATCCGGATATGTGCCACTAATCGTCATCGTCCATGAAGCCGACGTTTTTCCTCAGCGGATCGTGACAGGCGGCCTTATGTCGATTGAGGCTCTGCGTGGCGATCTTCTTTTTCAAGAGCGTCTCGATGTAGGCACGCTTGGCTTCCTGAGTCGGCTCGACGCCTTGAATCGTGACGTCCTTGCACAGAATGATGTTATAGAGCCGCCGATGGTCTCCAAGTCACTGACGAAATCAAACTGTATGTCTTGGATAATCGCATTTACAGAGTTCCAGTCGCGATTCAACCTAGAACAACTCCAAAACCAAAGGGAAAATCAGTCATCCCTAAAAGCCTAAGGATCAAAGTATGGGATGCGAATATAGGATTGGATCATGGGCGAGCTAAATGTCTATGTTGTGAATCGACTGAAATTACGCAATTTGACTTTGATTGTGGGCATATTGTGGCTGAAGCATGTGGTGGGCCAACGAAACTGGACAATCTATTGCCAATATGTTCGTCTTGCAATCGCTCGATGCACACTATGAATCTATATGAGTTCAAGAAACAGCATTTTCCAGAAACAATGATCGGTGACGAATGATAACTAGATATAACTAGATGACTCTACGATTCATTGTCAGTGTCTGGGGGTTCAATTGTAGGTCCTTTATCAATATTCTTCACAGTATCAAACATATCTTTCATCATGTCCTCTGCATTTCCTTTGAAATATTCGGTGCCGTACTCAGTACACTGTTCGTACTTGTCACAGAATAAAGCGATCAGCGTTTTTTCGGTTGCAGTACAGTCTTTGCATGCCAGAAATAGTAAAATGATACTTCCTTTGGGATACTGCGAAAATCGTTTTAAGTTTTCTTGAGTAGAACGGCCAACTTTGTATACAGGCGTATTACGTATCATGAATTCTCTGACATACAACAAATAGACGTATTCACATTTTGCAACTACTGTTAAGCTAATCGGTCCTGTACCACATTGATTTGCTGATATAGATTTATCAATAACTTGAATAATTTTGTTGGGAGCTTTCTCAGAAACCTTTGGGATATGGTACACACGATTATCTAATACGTACTGCCTTATTTCGTCTGTCAACACAATGTCACACAATACAGCAGGACAGGTTTTCTTATTGTCAAACAAATGACGTTGCATGGTTCCTTTGTGATTATAGGAGTATCCACATCTGGGGCAGCAATAAGGTGGCTTCGGCATCCTTTCTATTATAGAATAAAGTTATTCTTAAATCTATTACGATCATCCGTAATAACTTTTTATAAAGGTCTTTTTTCTTCGTAATGGCTAGCTGACCCAGTGTTCTCCAAAAAATTAAGGGGGGGGTCAAAAGTGGTTTATTACGAAGAGACAATGTATGTATATTAAATTATTACGATAATAAGCATCCAATTAAAAACTTCAAAAAATCAACTGACTGAAAACAACGTATATTGTCATAGAACGACTGAAAAAAACGTAAAAGTGTTTCAAGTGTAAAATAATCTGAAACGTGCTTAATATGACTGAAATTCATATAAAGATAATATTCTCTAATGTTAAAAATGAAACACGATGATTACTCTTGCCCGCGATGCGGGTACCATAGTCCTAGAAAGTCTAATTTACAGTATCATTTCTTCAAGATGAAGAAACCCTGTCCAGCCACTCGTAACGACATCGTCCTCACGGACGCCATTAAAGAGCACATCATGAACAACCGCATCTATATCATCAAAGACGAAGCCAAGATCACCAATCAAATCATTAACAATACCCAGAACATCACCAATTACATTGCAGGCCTAGACACCCTTGAAAAGCTCAAGCAACTGACCCATTATAAAAACACCGACATCACTGTATTCGAGGACAAGATCGAAGAGCTCTATGAAGACGAGGTCGAGCGCCTGAAGAGCGACAACAAGCCTATCGGCAACTACAGCAACGAAGACTTCTTGAACATGATCCACAACGTCACCAAAAGCAAGGCCCAGAACATGGACGACTTCAGCGTGGTGTACAACAAAGACGAGGACCGCATGTACTTCGCCGCAGGAGGCGAGTGGGAAGATTATCAGTGTTACGTCGGCGTCAAGTTCATGATAGAAAATATCATCGATTACTTTCTGCACAACTACGAAATCTATCTGATACGCAAGATCAATGACGCTCGCACCGTACCAGAGAAAAGTGCTCTGACAGAGAGCATAGAGACCTATTATTCGTTCATCGGGTCGTTCGGCATCCTGCCTTTTGTCCACAACAAATCTGACGCCCAGATTATGTATAATGAAGACGACCCGCGCTATACAGACGAAGTCGACCGCAACGACATCGAATCCCACCTCATCGTGGACCGTCACAACAACCAGTATAACAGGCTCAAGGCATTCCTCACCGAGACACAGAAGAAGAACAACGTTAAATCGGTCGTGGACATCATCAAAACCGCAAACAAAACGAACATCCGTGAGCTCAACAAACGGATCATGGGTATCCTTCGGGTCGACGAGGCTTTCAGACAAGCCCTCACACTGGCATGTTAGGCTTCAACACCGCCAATGTAGCTTCAAGTAGCGTTTCAGGATCTGCGTTGCCGTCTACATAAGTCACCGCGGCAATCGTCGCGAGCCACTCTTTGTATTTGATGTCCACGGTCTGCAAATACTCGAAGTCGATAGACGCCTCGCCGTGCCGAGCCCTCCGCTCCACGCGCTCCAAGCACGCATCGATGTCCGCATCTACGTAAAAAAAGTGGATCTCGTAACCTGCCTTCGAGAGCGCAGCTGAACACATGTCCTGCCACTTTTGAAAGACGTTGCGCTCGAGTTGACTCGCATTGCGCATCATCTTGACAAAGACGTTGTAGTCGGAGAAGAAGGATCGCTCCATGATATAGACAGAGGCCTCAGCTGCGTCGGATACCAAAAGATCAAGCAAGATTTTCACTTTGCTCTGGACGATGATGTTTTGAAAGAGCATGGCGTATTTCTCCGGATCCGAATAATACAACTCGATGATATCGGCGCCGCTCTTCTCGTCCCTAAAACTGACCCATTCTTGAACGGGCTCCGGAATAAAAGTGACTCCTGTCGACCCCAGCCTTTCCCGCATATTTGCAATGAGGGTCGACTTCCCAGACCCGATGTTGCCTTCGATAAAAAAGATTCGGCGCCCCATGTTTATTCTCATAACGCTTTTTCTTTAAATCAATCATCGATGTCTAATCATCCATGTCATCGTCAGGGTTCTCTCCCAGATACTCTCCCAAGTCATAGTTGAGATCCTCTTCCAGTGGCGCGGCGGGTACCTCGTTCAGCTGCTTGAAGGAGGCCTTCTCGTCGTCTTCCAAGAGCGAGCGCCAGTTCGTCGCCTTGATATCCATGAGCATGTTGATCGCCTCGCGGTCCTCGTCGGACAGCTTGTCCTGGAAGTCGATCTTCTGTTTCTTGTTGGCCTCGCGGAAGGCGTCGATCTTGGATTTCAATGTGATCTCGTCGAGGAGCTGGTTCCTGACGCGGACCACCCATTGCCCAAATACGTGCGCCCACAGGCTTTTTATGCATGCCCCTACGCCGTCGGATTGATGGAGAACCAGGAACCCGGTCAGCTCACGCAGATAGACCTCGATCGGATCTTCGCTCTCTTCGACACGGGCCACCTCCTCTTCAAACACGCAGCCATGATCAATCGTGGTGCTCCACAGAATCCACAGCATCGCCTTCAGCAAAGAATAGTGCAGCACTGTGATGTTCTTTTGTTCGACCTCCGCCGCATCGCCTTCGAAATAGACTGGGATGCGCAGCTGCCCCATGACTTTGACGACAGACGATTTGCCGCCGATTTGATGCGTCCCGAAAGCCGCCGTGAGCTTGGCAATCTCGGAAACGACGACGTCTGCCCCAGTCTTGTGGTTAAAGAACACGCGAGCTACATCGCGTCGCATATCGGTTTTCATAAACATCTCCGAGCCTTGACGCACCTTGATCAGTTCCGAATCCTTGACATCGAACATGATCAGCATATTTCGCGCCAGGTCGACGTCTTTCTGGTTCATCGTGCCCATGGCTGTCATGCGCTCGAAGAGCTGTCGCACAGCAAATGACATATTGACCAGTGCCTCATCGGCTTCTTTGCCCTTGATTTCGCGATCCATGACCCGCGCATAAATGCGATCCATGCCAAATAGCACAGCGCTGGCGCCAACCTCTTCTTTCTCTTTGCTAGGCACAGTCACATCGACTCCTTTGACCTGGATCATCCTCTGGTTGAAGTAGGTGGTCATCAACTGTGGCGGTATCACGCTGTTTCTCATCAAGTCGCGCCGCTGCTTGTCGCTGTCAGACAGCTTGGGCGGCTCTCCGAAAGTGCGATGATAACTGTAGTCCTCGAGGTTCTCGACACAGCACATGTTGTCCTTGATCGCCTTGTTGTTCCCGACGCGAATGTGCAGCGGCTTCTCGGACGCCGTTTTTTCATAGACCCGATTCAAATACTTGGAGACAGGGTGAGCAATAGACTCGATGGCCATAGGTGGTCGGAAACCGACCCACGCCTTGCTGTGAGCTCGCGCGGCCGCAGCCGCCATCCCGCCTCCCTCGGCCTCCTTCTGCTCGATGGCGAGTTTGTACACTTGGCGCCGCTCCAGGATATTTTCGTAGGCTTTTTTCGTAAGCTTGACGCGATTCGGATCCTCTTTTCCTCCCGGATACAGCTGGATGATCGTCTGCGTCACATACTCCAGCACCGCATCTACGCTGAAATCTTCGGGGATCTGGATGAGAGTAGCGCTCTCTTTCAGCGCCTGCATCATTTTAATGTAGATCGCCATGAAAGCAGCGACGATGATCTGCGTGTTCTTGAGCAGATAGGCTTCGCGATCTGCCACGTTCTTGTAGATCTCGGCGAGGACGTCTTGCTTCTTCATGCCCTTGAGGTCCTTCTTCTTGGCCACGCTATAGGCCTTGATCATGCCATTGATCGCCGCGTCCTCGAATTCTTTGAGGCTGTCCTGGATTTGCGTCAAGTCGACGTTGGGATCGAGCCCCAGCGCTTTCGCAACCGTCGTCAGCATCGTCATCGTCGAATCAGTGGGCCCGCCGGCCTGCACGGGCTCTTCGGCAGCGTTCTTGTTATCAAGTGTTCCGTATGCGAGAGCGTCATTGAAATCCATTTCGTAGACGGGCTCCTCGTCGCCGCCAGCGCCAGCGTCCGAAACACCATGTTCTTCGACGTAGGTCATTTCCTTGGGCTGATAGACAGGAATGTCGCGCACCTCTTGCAAAAGCGCAAGGCGTTCAACATGTTGTCCGACGATGTCTTCTTTGCTCATGGCGGCCTCGTACTGCTGGGCCCGCTCAAGCACGGCCGCTGCATTATCAAAGTCCCCGAGTGCTTCGAGGAACGTCTTGCCATCGACGACGGCAGCGGCGTCGGTCTTGAGCTGGAAGCCTGTATAGTAAAGCGCATGGGCCGCGGTGAGATCGACCTCTTCGTCGACGATCGCCCCTAGCCGAACCCACTCGCATTCGATGCGCTTGTATAAGCCGCGTCGGTAGACGGCATACTGATTCACCCACTCGGCGACGTATTTGCATTGGTCCGCGATAAAGTCGGCACACACGATCTCCGGCTTGCCTTTATCGTTGAGGAATTCGTGATTGTCCTCGTAGTATTTGATCACGTTTAGTTGACTCACACGGATTTTATAGGGATTGGGTGTATTCAGGTACGTCGATTGCGCGCGGCTCAGCATCTCTTGCAACGCGTTGATGTCTGCGCTGACGTCTTTTTCTAAGATCTCCCCCAGCCTTTCTTGATGTAGTTTCAGCAACAGGCTGTGGCCATAATCCCGCTGCGTCTTGGCAAAGGCGAGGAAATCCATCTCGAACTTGGAATCGTGCAGCATCTCAGCCTGAATCCAGTCCCACGAAGGATAAACGCCTTTGAGCGTCTTGTATTGTTTGAGCACGGTCGGAATCGGCATCGCACTGGACCAATGAGGCGTCGTAATTTGCTTGGGCGGCCGATGCGTGCGCGGCGTCATCTTCTCGGCATTGCGCTCGACGAGGGCCCGGAGTTCCTCATATATTTGCAAGGGCATCTGGTCTACGTGGTATCCAAATTGCGCCAAGATTTCTTCGGCGTCAGCGATGCTCGTGGCACCTGCTAGCTGATCGCGGAATACATAGAGCGCCTCAGACGCCGACGGCAAGATCCACTGCAACGTCGACGCTACATCACCGCCGCCGATCCGGATTTCAACGCGATGCGTCGCGAGCATCCCTTTATGAAACACGGCATCCGCATCACCACCACCGCCACCGCCGGCCTTGAACACAAACACCGGGTTTCCAGGCTTCGCCTCATAGAACAACATGGTCCGCACGACGTCGTCGTGTCTGCTCTTGAAAGGCTCGGTTTTGATGCGCAACCGCCCACCCTCTTTGACTTCGACGACTTCGCCTCGGACCTTTTCGAGAAGCTTGCCTGTCTCGTTCATATGGAAGTCGTTAAAATAGGCATCGACTTCGTCGCCGACTTGCATCTCACCGACATCTTTCACATACTCACCCAGATCAAACCGACGCATCTCCTTGCCCATCGTGGATACGAAAGAATCTACACAAAACACATCACCGCTGTAAATGACTGTCCCCGTGTGCTTTTCGTCGGGGAGCAGGAGTTGGCCCATGGCACGCAAATCATTATAGCTTCCATCCTGGTTACGCACCAGAACGTCTAGGCTTTCTTTCGTAACAAAACGTGACCCGACTGGTTGGAAAGGTACGCGCAAGTTATTCAGTTGTCGCTGCTTGGTGACATAATCGCCTTGGGAATTCATGATATTCTTGCGCGGAATGAAGTAATCAGAAAGGAACAAATGAGCATTCTCCATTTTCACATTGACAACAGGAACGAGCAAGGGGTGTTTGAGAAAGCCTCGTTTCGCGCGATCGACCGCGTCGCTTTGCGGTTGGTCATCGTACAAACCAGAGAATGTGGTGATTCCTTTTCTGATAAACTTGTTTTTCTTTTTATCCGACAACAGTTCATGGAGGACGTTTTGCAACTGTTCTTCAGAGTACTGAACGTAATCAGACACGATTTGTTTTTGATATGAGATGTCCATCACATCGCCGATGACCACGTCGTACAAAGGAATGACCTCTTCGATGTACTCGCCATCTCCTGTTGTGTCTTGCTTGGGTTCATCAACAGCTTCTTCATCGGCATCTTCTGCATCTCCGTCTGTAGGGGCAACCGAAGGCTCAGTCATGACTTCTACTTCTTCAGCTTCCAGGTCAGCTTCCAGGTCAGCTTCCAGGTCCTCGGCTTGCAGGTCCTCAGCTTCCAGGTCCATCACAGGTTCCTCGATGCTTTTTCGCAGGGCAACACAATCCTGTGCGAGTTTGTCGAACAACGGCTTGAGCGCGATATCGTCATTGGCAAAGATCCCCTCATGTGATTCAGACGAACGAATCACCGGTTCTACAGATTTGCCATTTTGTAGCATGATGACAGAACGTGCGTAGGCAAGGTCTGGATCCAAACCGCGGCATACGATTTGATATGAACGAGCGGTGTGGTGCAATATAAGGACGTTCACCTTCTCATACGCTTCCAAAAGCGTCCACAGTTCATCCCCGGGCCACTTGTCAGGAGTGGACAATTTTTTCATAAACTCTCTCCACTCGTTGTTTTCGAATAGCTGCTTGAACTCTTGTGCATTGAAGAATGCACTGTCGTCGCGGCCTTCTTCGCCGCTGCGGTCGGCGTCCTCATCCACGGGCATATTGTCTGCTACAAATGGCTCAGCCATACTGGGGCGCATGATCTTCTCCACATCTACGTACAGTTTTTTGCGGTATTTTTCAAGGTATATAGCTTGGAGATCGCTCGACAGTGTCCTGTATTTTGCGTCAATCGCCAGAAGAAAACTGTGCAGACCCACACCCTTTGTTTTAATGCTGGCAAACTTGTCCTGCGGCAATAAATCATGGAGTACCAAAGGTAATGTTTCCAATTTCGACACTCTCATTTGCCGGTGTCTTAATAAGGAAAAACAAATTTTTATGGAAGGTCTTGGCGTGGTCCTATTTCTTAGAGGTCTTCTTAGCACGCGTTGCTTTCGGTTTTAGAGTGGGTGCGTTGGCTTCGGCTTCAGCCTCAGGAACCTTGGATTCAGCCTCAGGAACCTTGGATTCAGCCTCAGGAACCTTGGATTCAGCCTTGGGAACCTTGGCGTCAGCCGCTTCTAGCGCAGCAACCTCAACATCAGCGACATCCGCCTTCATCTTGTAAAAGTCGACCACATCATCGTATTCATCTCCAACGGAGGCAAACGTCATCCATTGCATTCCGAGGCGGTACATATCATCTCGAATCGTCTGAATGCTGTCAAACACCCATTGCTCGACATTCTCTTCACGCACTGTAGGCGCGAATTTGAGCTTGATGAGGATCGTTTTCTCAAGAGGGTGGGGGCAGATGTATCCGACGTACTCTAGCTCCTTGCCACCATCACGCCGCACATACTTGTTATAGAATTGCGCCTGAAGCAGATTCCCGATCGTATGCGTCTGCCCCCGCAACAAGATCTGATACATGTGCGGCACCTCGCCGATAGGAGAGATGTCGACGACATCCTTGTTTTGGATGTTGCGCATAAGGTCTTGAAGCATGTCACATAGAATGTAAATGCCCTTGAATACGAGGTACTTGGGTGTCAAAGCACATTCACTCTCGATCGAGAAAGCAAAGTGGTGCGCCTCGCCAAAGCGATTCTTCTTAAAATACTTGAACCGCTCCAATGTATCGAAACGCGTCCGCAACTCTTTCTTCTCCACCTCGGAGACTTCGCGCGTCGCCTTCAAAGAGGCTACTTTTTCTTTGAATGCAGCATCAGCAGCGTCATCGTCGATGATATTAAAGAACGAGCACAAGCTCACCGGCGACCATGCGGCGTTTTGAGAAGCGCATCCGACTGTCGCGTAGGCCACTAGCTGGAGTTCATCGCCGTGCTCTTTATCGAAGATATTCGGCTTCAGTTTCGCGATCAGGATCGCGTCTCCCGTCAGAGGGTCTCGAGGGAAGATGCTGCGTTTTCTTTCAGCCGAAAGCGGTTTGTCGTCGAAATCGACGACGTCGATATCATCGGTCGTGACATTCAACATGTCCGATGTCGTATTTTTTTTAGAAATCATGAATTTGTAGTGCGTTTTTTGGAAAGTACGTATCTCGTTGGCCGATAAACAGATAGGAATCAAGGACATGCGATGACTGATGATCTCGTTGTGTAAAGGTCCGGTGTTCACAGAAATATGAACATCGTGATCCGTTTCGTTATAAGGATCGAAACGAATCGCAACATTAGGAATGTCGCTGAGAACCACGCGACGTATACAATTAACTATAGAGAGGTCGACATCCTTGATTTCAAAGGTCAGCTTGCCTGCCTTTTCTTGAAGATTAAGGAATGCCATGGAACTGTGTTTTGGAGCTTCCTTTAAAAGTAACACACATCAAATTTTTAAGTATTGTGCGCCTTACCGGTTTCTCGCGTCATAATCGCTATATTTTTTAACGTAGCAAGAATTAAACAACTTAGAGATGTCGAAACAGCCGCCGCAACAACAGCAACGCGCCCTGTTGTTTTTCAGTTTATATTGCGAACACTCTAAGGGACTTTTATCATACATTGCCCGTAAAGGTATGAATAAGATGTTCATGTTTGTGAATGTGGATAAGCATCGTCCCATCCCCCCATTTATAGACCGCGTTCCTTTTATCATATTGCCTGATAAATCGACGTTAAGTGGAGAAAACCTGTTCGGCTATGTCGAGAAGGTTGCACAATCAGTGAACAACGAAAACATCAATGCCTATTTCGACAATGAGATGGGTAGCAGCATGTCCGATAGCTACTCCTATCTCGATGACTCGGCTTCCGGTGTAGTCGAGCGCAGTTTCTCAATGATCACAAACAACTTTGCGATACCCACACCGAAAGAAGACGAGTTCCGGTCAAGTAATTCGACAGAGATGGATAAACTGAAGCTGGAACGCGAACTGGATGTCAAACAGTTATTTAAAGGACAAACCCCTGCTAGGTAGAGCCCCTTTATTAATTTTGTATGCTAACAGTAAAGTAAAATGGCATTGAGTGACAACCAATTATGGATGGCGACATGTTGCGTTGTCATAGCTGGCTGGATCGTATTCTACATTTTCTTATTGTCAAAGAAATTGACCTGTGGTAGCAAAGTTGAAACGTTTGGGGTAACTGATACAGCGACTTCTCAAATTGCGTCTACCAGCACGTCAATGCAATCACAAGGCCAGCAACAACAATCGCAGCTTGGCGATCAATCACAAGCGGCTAAAGATCAAGTTGCTGCGACGAAACAAGTTGCAGGGGCTATTTCAAACCTAAACATGTCCATCACGAGTATGGCGCAGAGCGTTTCTAACATCGGAACTGACATTGATTCGATGAATTCGACGTTATCGTCCATTAGCCAGAAATTAGCGCTGCAACAGGCGCCTTTAGCCCAACAGCCTCCGCCATTAAACACGGATACATTGGCTGCATTGCAAGGCTTGACGAAGCCTGCCATCGCAGCGGTGTCTGCCAACACAACAGTGACATCCGCCTACGCACCCGCCCATGCACCCGCCCATGCACCCGCCCATGCACCCGCATACGCGCCAGTGAATATGAAGTAGATTGCTGAAATCATTTAAAGACAATTCATTTTACTCAGATCATTACATACGAACGAAATGGCGAACAAAAAACTCATTATGTCTTCTTTCAATAAGAAGTTTGACGAGTTTCTCGGCGATTTGGTGAACACATTTCCGGAGGATCAGGATTTCCGGAATTTCAAAAACAGTTTCAATCTTCTAAAAAACATTGATGAGAAGAAAACCATGACCATTTTTTGCAACTATGCCCCAATGTATCGGGATCATGTGCTTGCAAAAAATGAGGCGTTCTTTATTGAAAATGACTATGCTGAGTTGGCAAATAAGGAAAAGAATATCACAGGGGAACTGATCTCGAAATTGAAGAATTATTGGGTTCAACTCGATGAGACAAATCGAGAAGTGGTCTGGAAATACTTGATTATCCTGATCACACTTGTAGACCGGTATGTGGCTGCGCCAAATTAGTATGTGACCGCGCCAAATTAGAAATCAACCCTATTTTTTACTTAAAGACAATTCGCATTTGTCAGCTAAATGCCACCAAAGAAAACCACCAAGTCTGCCACCCCCTCTGTTGAAGTGCCTGAACAAGTTATTAATCCCTCTTCCCTTGAAGAGGAAGATGTTGTTATTGTTGGAGAAGAGGAGAAGAGCCCGTCTGTAGCACAAGACGAAGCGAAATGTGAAGAGCAGGGCAAAGAATATGACGATAACGATTCTGAAGCAGAAGATGATGAAGATGATGAAGGAGATGAAGAAGACGACGAAGAAGACGATGAAGAAGACGATGAAGAAAACGATGAAGAAAATAACGAGGATGCCAATGCGGCAATTCTCCAAACAATGGCCCGGCAAATGGTCGAGAAAAAAATCGTATTTGCGTTCAATCGTCTTTACATCGATTTCCTCAAAGATGTCAAGAGTAAAAACAAAGAGATCAACCATGTCATAAAGAAAAATTACAAATGTCTCGACAAGTTGACTAATGAATACATCCGTCATTGGGACTCACAATTTTCGCACGATGCAGCTGGCCTTAATTGGGAATCACAATCAGGCGAAGTCTTCCTTGGTGTTTCCTTAAAAGATATTCTCAGTGTCTTGAACGAAGATGATAAGAACGTAGTTTCCAAGTACATGTATACACTCGGGCTGATGAATTACGTGTTCCACGAACTCGACAATTCGAATTCGAATGCCATCAATGACCTCTTCACGTCTATTTTAGACGCCTTCAAGACAATCGATGCACACGGTGATATCACGACCATCTTGCAAAGCATTGTTGACGACGACATTAAAACGGTTCTCGAGAAATTAGTTGGTCTAGCTACGAAAATGCCCAAGGTCGAGGCCCCTACAGAAGGGTCTGCCGCTGGTGCCAGCAGCAGCGACGATTTCTTCGAAACTTCGAAGATCGGCAAGCTTGCGAAAGAAATCTCCTCAAACATCGATGTCAGTTCTTTGAATGTGAAAAATCCTGCAGATCTCCTCAATGTTCAGAATCTCTTATCTGGAGATGGAAACAACGGCCTCGCATCTATCATTCAACAGGTCGGGTCCACAATCACCTCTAAGATTCAGTCTGGTGAGCTAAAGCAAGAGGAGCTTATTGCCGATGCGATGTCTCTTGTGTCGAAACTCAATCTTGGCAAGGGAGGGAAAAAGGGGCGTGGTGGTGTCCCTGATTTAGGGAACATGGGTGGCATGATGGGTGATATGATGAAGATGATGATGAAAAACGGCATGGGCATGGGAGGCATTAAGAAGAAGACCGGTGCACGCGAACGTCTGATGAAGAAGATGGAAAAACGCCGTCAAGAATCAGCTGCCGCGAAGAAGGAATAAAAATATGTTTATAATCATCAAATATGGCTGATTCCATATGGTACAGGGATCTGTCAAACTTCATCACCCGTGATAACTTCCTGATGTTTTTCCCTAGTCAAGACATGACGTTCACTGAGAAACTTAATGCGGTCATGCGATTTACGTTGTATTTCACGATTATCATGCTCTTGTTTAAGGGAGATGTCCGAATGGTATTTATCGTAGTATTTGTCGGCACTCTCACGGCTTTGTTGCACGAGTTTGTTCACGACTCTGTTTCAGACAAACACAATGAGGGAACAGAAGAGTTTGTGAAGTCGAACGGGACTTGCATTCGACCGACAGAGCAAAATCCCTTCATGAATGTGCTCATGAACGAGTATTCTGACTCACCGGACAGATCATCTGCATGTGACACAGACAACCCTGATGTTAAAAAGACGATCAGCTCTATGTTCAATGAAAAACTGTTCCGAGGTGTAGATGATATTTTCTATAAGAACAGCTCCGATCGTCAATTCTACACGAATCCAAATACCAAGATCCCCAACGATCAAGATGGCTTTGCACGGTGGTTATATCAGACTGATCCTACATGCAAGGAAGGCAGTGGGACACAATGTTTTGCCAATGTCTTTCGTCAAGAACATTAAGGCAATTATTTTCTTTTAATTTTTATCTTCTCTTATGATAAAATAGCAGATGCGGAAATTTACACAGGAACACCGCATTGGTGCTGACGAATGTGCCCAGACCGCGCGCGAATTACAGAACCGATCCGTCGACGACTATTGGCTTTTCAACTCGTTTGCAACAAACGCACAGAGCTGCGACAAGGCGACTGCTGCTGAGGAACACGTCCGCTCTTTTATGGCTGACAATTATGTGAACTATCGCGACGGCTATGGTGTTGCCAATAGCTGCCACGTCGATGACGACTCCAAACTCCGTCACGGCCAGGTCATGACCCATGATAAATCGCGTATGCAGCTATTCACGCGCACGTTCCAGGCGGTCCCCGACTTTGCACATGGTGGGCTTATCCCTAACGTAGAGTCGCGTTTGACTCAAGGAGACCAAGTGTCGGACCATCGTAGCTGCGGAGTGCTTGCGGAAGTCAACTACAACCGCAATATCCCTCTCATCGGATGCCTCGCTGAAAACGTGCAAAACCCAAACCACCTCATTCCGGCATGGACTTGGGGCGGTGATCCTACGCGCGACAGTGTGCGCCAGAGTCAGTTCTTGGAGAAGAATGGCTATGTGTTTGACGGCGCGATCTGGACAAAGAAAATGTGTTAAGATTTGGAGTGCGAGCACCACCGCGTAATTTTTCTTCTCTCTTTTATTAAAAGGAAATGAGTTCAAATCGTTTGACCTATGACAAATGCGCTTATAGGGCTGCGCTGCAACAAAGCGTGGGGCCCGTCGATTACATGCTCGATCCCATCAAATACGAACACTGTAAGAAGTGTCGCATGGAGTTGGGCATCGTCGGTGGCACGGCTGTCTCTCACATTAACGGAAATATGGTAGATCTCGAGAGCGATCTGCGAGGCCAGACCCGTACCGGCACTCGCTGCGCCCAGTATAAGTATATTCCTTCTGCCGGCACCATGTTGCAATCTAAGAATCCTATCAGCTGCCAGCCAGGGCCAGAGATCGATACGAGCCTGAAACATCTCGAATCGTGTCAGATGGTCGACTACCAAGAGGTGCCGCGAGAACCGCGCGGGCAGCCTTTTTCGTGCCATAAGCATTAATGTACGGTCGCCAGCCGCAAATAATCTCTCTCTCTAATATAAAAAATGAGCTTCAGCCGTTTGAATTATGACACGGGCGCATACCAACATTATGTGAAAGAGTCTGTTGGATCTGGGCAGTACATGCTAAACACACCTCGGGCAGACTGCGGAGCATGCTTCGTTCCATCCCCGCATGTTCGCGCTACCAATTTTGGAGGAAGCGTATGCGAGAAAGAGATCATTGACGTGGACTCTGAGCTGATTGGCATTACCCGCAAAAACACACGGTGCCCGACGAAACAGTATCTGCCCAGCGAGAAGGACTATTGCATTGCCAAGGCTCCTCGTGAATGCAATGATATTGACTCTGAGGATACGCGCCTGAGCAACCCTCCCTGCACTCTTCGTAGCACTGGGTGGAATCGTTGGGAATGGCTGTGTCAGAATCCACAGGACAAGGCGATTGTACCTTTTGAGTTTAACATCAACAACAGCCTCGTCGTTAAGGACAATCACCGCCCTTGCATCCCCCGCCCTATCGATCCTTCGAATTCCCTGCCCACGCCGTCAGCTCTCGCACCAGATTGCCCTTCAGGAAACTGGCCCGTCCCCGCTGCCCAATACCCTCCAAACACGAACTTGCCCAGCATCCACTGGCGTAGCTGTGATGAAATCAAAAAATATTAAAAATATTGTGTTGTTATTATATAAACAAAAATCATGTCTGAAGAAAAGCGCACATTCGCTGTGGAAGGGTCGTCGATTGGGTTCCGCGGCGGCCACTACACGGGCTCCACCCCTGCACAGGCTGCCAAGAAGGCTGGCAAAGCTCTCTTTCAGCGTGTAGCCAAGAACGTGCACTTCCGTCGTCACAAGAACGCGAAGAGCATTAAGATTATGCTTCGCGAGACCACGCGCACGAGCACGCACGAGGAGTTTTATTATGAGGTCCATCGCACGGAGAAGAAAAATCCGATTACGCGCACGATTGCTGGAGTAGAAGTAGTGTACAAATATGACTACCACACGAATGCTTGCGTGAAATTCAACCACGAACACAAGGAATCTGATTCGTAAAATACGAACCTCAAGGAATCTGATTCGTAAAATACGAACGAATCTTAAGCAGCGCCATTCACCATGAACATATTTGTTGGGTATGTCGATCGCGCGATTGTCCTCGATAATTTGCACAACGTCGAGTTGCAATCGTTCTGCATAATGAAGCACTGTATGTCGCTGATAGGAAGCCATGTCGCTTCTAATATCTCGTTTTTATCTACCGGATTTGTCCACAACGAATCTTGAAATATTTGTACGACATAGAAGAACTTATCGTTCAACACCAAGCTACCGAGTGTTTTGTTTTTAATAGCGCTTAACCACACACCCGTCTCTTCATATAACTCTCTTTTTGCACATTCAAAGTAGCGCGACTCTATGATTTCTTCCTGACTCATATGACCCTTGGGAAGTCCCCATTTCATCGACTGTTTCTGAAGCACTATAAGCACCTTGCTCATCGTCTTATTAACCAAGACCACGCCACATTGCTCAAATTTCCGCATCGTCGACAAAGAGTAATCGAGCTTCGTTTGTCTTCAAATTTTTGTTTCTTAAAGTAAATACTCATCATGCTTCCGCTTTATGTACTTCTAGTGTTAGCAGGTGTAGGGTATTATGTGACGAAGGAGGCGCCCAAACCCAGGAAACGGCGTTGGACCGTCGCCCAGTCTGATATTCCGTCGATGGACAATGCATATGAAAGCAAGCATTACAACAAGGCCGACGCAGCTTTTTACAAACGCGGTGCAGATATGTTTGAAAGGTCTCAAGACCCTCAAGATACAGGTGTCATCTCTAAGAATTTTTCATTGAACAACGAAGGACGCTCTCAATACGTTCAGAGCCGACTTGCGGGTGTGGACATTCCTCAGACTGACTTTACACACAATAACATGGTGCCTTATTTCGGAGGCAGCATCCGCCAAAACATTCGTGACGATGCGACCCATAGCGTGTTGGAAAACCATACAGGCGTGTTTTCTCTCCAACATGCCAAGAGGGAGGTCGAGTCGTTCGGTGACCTGTCTGAGAACATGGGGAATCCTTATGGATCCACTGGAGCCTACCAGCTCCAACAGGAGCGCATGGTCAATGGCAAGTTGCGTGCTAATGAACTCCCATTTGAGCAAGTGCGTGTTGGTCCTGGGTTGGCTCGTGGGTTTGAGTCTCAGCCGACTGGTGGCTTCCAACAATTCGATCAACGTGAATACGAAGTGAGAAAGACGGTCGACGACTTGCGTGTGGCAACACGGCCCAAACTCACCTATGAATCACGAAATGTCGACGGTATGAAGACGTCTTTGCCAGGGAAGATTGGCGACATGTGCAAGAATCGTGTGGAAACATTTTATCAGAACGATCCGGATCGCTACTTGGTGACGACGGGTGCCGAAATCAAAGAGGCTCAGCGCCCAGAGGAGATCTTGAAGTATCAGCAGCGCATCGACACGACTAAGGAGTATGAAGGTGGTGCTTACAATCCTCGCGGACCTAAACAGAAAGCAGAAATGACTACAATCTTCCGTCAAGAGCTGGGCGAAACCGGTGTTCTTAACGCAACACTCGAAGACAAGGGCAAAGGAAGCAACTACGATTATGGAAAGAACAGCATTCTGGTGTACACGAATGAGCGTGATACGACCGCTTGTCGTACATACGAAGGAAATGTTGCGTCGTCGATCAGCGCTGTCATTGCGCCCTTTTCTGATCTGGCGCGCACTTCTATTAAGGAGTATAGCATCCAAAATCCGCGACCTTATGGACAGTTCAGTCGCCAGATGCCTGAGAAGGCGACGATCTATGACCCGAATGATGTCGCCCGCACGACGATCAAAGAAACGCTTATCCATGACCCTCAGACAGCCAATCTTGCTGGACCCCAACGCGTCACTGTGTATGATCCCGACGATGTGACCCGTGTCACTACACGTAACACTCTCGCCGAAGTGGATAAGCACATCAACTTGTCGGGTCACAGGAAGGCGACTCTCTATGATCCAGATGACCCCATGCGCACGACGACGCGACAGACGACCATCGACTCGGAGCGCGACGGAAACATCGACAGCAAGGCCAAAGGTGGTGGGTATGGCACCGCGACTTATGATCCTAAGATTACTCAGCGCCAGTTCACGTCGGATACCGAGTACTCTGGTAATGTGTATAAGCGCGATGCGGATGGTTATAAGGTGGCGACACACGACCCCAAGGTTACGCAGCGCCAGTTCACGTCGGACAACGATTACTATGGTGGCCTCGGCGGAGATAAAGCACAGATGTCTTATGATGACATCTACAACGCGACGCCGAACCTGACCAAAGAGATGACCATTGTCAACCGCGAACCTACTAAGACGGGGGTCAAGGTTGCAGCTGGACAGGATATGAAGGGAGCCGTCGACTCGCGCAAGACGCAGTGCGATACGCTTTCAGAACGAGGGAACGGTGGCGGCTATGATCATATCAGCAGCGTGCCTCCTACAAAGACTATGATTGACATTACCAAAGAGCGTCAGATTTACAAACAGGATGATCGTCTTGATATGAATATCTTGACGGCGTTTGTGCAAAATCCCTATACGCATTCATTGCACAGCGTCGCATAAGTAACACCTCTAAACTGGGGGCTATGGGGGCTATAGGGGAATACTCATTCAAGAGCTTGCCCATAATTTGGGGGTTATGGGGTGGCCATGCTAGGCTCACTATGTGAGCCTAGGGTCGCATCCCCCATCCATTGCGTGAAAACAACGTTAAAAAAAGCCTTCCTCATTATTAAACACAAATAGTCGAATGAAATCTTCGTCTATGAGTCTACAAGTGCTGCTAGAATCGAAAGAGGAGTACACGCGTCAGTTTGTGAATTTGACAAAGCCCCTATTTATGCAGGGGGTCAAGTCTATCTACCAAAACGTCAAAGAAGCGAACAAGGTAAAGAAGATGATCCTTCGCGAGTTTCAAGGGGCATTGCGCACGGTCCCGCAATGGTCGAGTCACATGTTGGAAAAAGAAGAAGAGCGATTCATCAGCGTGTCAGGGTGCGCATGGCTTGAGGAACTACTTAAGGCGATCTATGTCGTCAACGTCCAGATCATGTCACACATCGCCAATAACCGTCATCGTCGCGAAAAACTGAAGGTGGAAGTCCCTACTCTGCGATCGTTTGTCCACAAATGCTACATTGCCGTCGCTCGCTTACTGTGGAAGCAGCCATTTTTGTTGTATCACGCAGTTACGAATGTTGAATATCAACAGAACATGGTTAAACTTGAGGAGGGTATTGCTACTACGATTCGCGAGACCATCCGTCAGTCATTGCCGTATAAGGAATTGCTGGGCAACTTCCTGGGAGGAAAACTGAACGCTTTGGCTGAATCAGATTCGGAGGAGTCTGAATCTGAGGTGGAATCTGAGGCTGAAGCCGAATCCGAGTCGGAGGAAGATGATTCTGAAGAGGAAGATGAGGATGTTGTGGAGTCGAACAATGGAACTGCTAAAGATGAAGCATCCGAATCTGAAGCATCCGAATCTGAAGAGGAAGTGTCCGATGAGGAGGACGAGGAGGATGATGAAATCATCGAAACACCCGTTGAAGCTCATGTAGCCGAAACTCCAGTGGTTGTTGAAGCTCCAGTGGTTGTTGAAGCTTCTGCGGTAGTTGAAGCTCCAGTAGAAGACACTCTCGTGGTTGAAGCTCCTGCCGTCGATCCCGTTTCTGACTTTACATTTTCCAATCAAATGTCGACGTCTTCTCTCGAGTATCTTGGCCCGAACGAACAACTCGTCCGAGCACCTGTCGGAACTCCCGAAGAGGGACAGAATCGGAAAGACTCGTTAAGTGAAGCCATCGAGAACGTATTGAATGATGGCCATGTCGATGCACATTCGGTTAAACAACTTATGAAAGAACTTGATATTATTGCCGCTGAAAATGAAGCAACTGCAACAGTTCCCGTTACAGAAGAGGAGCCATCTCTACCGAGTTTGACATTTGCGCCTTCTAGCGAACAAGAACTGCTTAATGACGGAGTTCAGATCGTACTTGCGGACATTAAACCCACCGAGGAAGTCGTTGAAATGGTCAGCAACAGCACTCCCACTGAATTACTCGACGAGATGCCCGTTGTGCCTTTGGTCCAGCATACAGAGCCTGTCGTAGAGCGTGCTGCAGTCGAGACAAAGCAGATTTTCATCGGATCCGGTGACGAACGCGACTCCAATTTGTGGGTCCCAAAACAAGACCCTACCATCAAAGAAGTCACGATCCACACTCGCGACAGTCCGAAAAAGAAGATGCACCAAATGTTAGGGGTCCACATCTCACCAGAAGATATCAAGAAAAACCCTCAACTGATTAAGAAACTCCTGATGAAGAAGTTTGTCGACGCGTAAGCATCGACGCCTAAGCTATCATTTTTTAACTATTGCACCAATTGCACAGTCTCCCCTGCTTATATTTGCGCCTGTATTCCAATATCTCTGCCTCGAAAGTGTGATCTATTTGACGATATTCCCATCGCAGTTTGAGGATCTGATCGATCAGCTCGCGCTGCTGTTCTTTCAACTCGTCGTATTTGATGAGATCAGCCTCAGTATCTTCGCCAAGATCTTTTAGCTTTTTGATGGGTGTCATATCATTAAATACATCTTTCAGCTTTGTGACCATGCGCACCTCTTGCATATGATACACTTTTATATCCGAAAAGACATTCGTTCCATACAGCCTGGAAAACCCATACCGAATGCGCTCCGGCAATGCAAAAGGATTATTCTCCTTGATTTCACACACCTCTTTCTCCACTTTCTGAATAATCTCTTCGACCTTTTTCGCATCATAGGTATCTAAGAAAAGAGCCATTCCAGAGCTGAATTCCACATGCGATTGGAGTTTGTCGAATTTGTAGGCCGATGCCCGGTGCGCCTCCGCCTTGGCGTCCAGCTTCATATATGTGATAACGGCAAGTATGAAAGCAGTGAGCGCACTCAAACTACTCGTGATAGTGGTTCCATACCCCGTGTCTTTTAGAATAGGACCCATAATCCCTACAGCAGAAGTGATGAATATTGACGGCAACATGAGCCAGTTCAAGCTGATTTCGCAATAGGTCTTCGCCTCGGTGTAGAGGATTTTTTGGCCTTTGAGGTATACCGCGATAACATCGAAAATACTCGAGTTGTGAGTCTTGTTTGTGTTTGTCGAAGTGTAGCTGTATTTGAGGGCGTCTTCCACGTCTTTGTAGTTATACGTCTCAACAGCAACCATCTCAGTTTCGTCTTCAACTTGAGTCTCTGCAGGAGGAGTTACATTGGCTGCGACGTTCGCAACTACATTAGAAATAGGTTGTTGTAGTTGACTGGGAGTAGCCGCTCCAGAAGAAATCGATGCCCCAGCTGCAGTAATTTCAACACCATCATGGGGCTGGTCTATGATAAGTTGTGGTTCAGAATCATGGTTTACAGACATTTCCTTATATAAGAATAAGAAATGAATCTATTTGGATCTTTTGGCTGTACATCAATGCCGAAAACGAAAGACTGTGAGGATGCTGCAGTCGTCCCGGTGCACGATGCACCACCTAAGGAGCACAAGGAGCCGCATAAGTCAAAAAAAACTAAGAACAAGAAGGCAACTGGTCTGATGAAATTGTTTGGGTTATAAACGCATGAAAACGGACCTGCTCGTTTATATTCCTTAAAAAAGGATCTCTCCTTCATACAAAAATGTCGACCATTCTGATATCTGTGGCCATTGGCGTCATTCTCGCATATATCCACTTCACATACATGAAGAATAGCAACGCAGCTAAAAATGCGCCTCCTCCCACGATTGAGGCTTCTCTCTACGTATTTGCCGCTGCTTTCGGCTTATCATATCTCGTAATGTATGCTATGGGCGATAACTCGAGTGCTGCCATGAACGAGATCGAGGTGGGTGAGCCCGACTTCTAAAATACACGTTACACTCCTTCAAATATACCGCGTATTATGGAGTCTCTTTTTTATATGATTTCATTGTAACTTAGTCAGTAGTAGCAACCATGAAGTTAGAACTCAAAAAGTTCGATATTACAAAGATCCAAGATGATAAGGTCATTGTCATGATCGGAAAACGTGGTACCGGCAAATCCTTTTTGATCAGGGACTTGCTCTATCATCATCAAGACATCCCCGTCGGCACAGTGATCTCCCCGACAGAGCTGGCAAACAAATATTTCTCCCATTTTGTACCCAATGTGTTCATTCACGAGGAGTATAAGCCCAATATAGTCGATAACTTTGTCAAGCGCCAGAAGATGGCCGTCGATAAGGTGAATCAAGAGAAGGCCCTCTATGGGCAATGCAGGCTAGACCCGCGTGGATTCTTGATCTTGGATGACTGTCTCTATGACAGTTCTTGGACTAAAGACACCAATATCCGTTTTATCTTTCAAAATGGCAGGCATGTTAAGTGTATGTTTATCTTTTCCATGCAATACCCCCTTGGAGTACCCCCGAATCTCAGAACCAATATCGATTACGTGTTTATATTACGAGAAAACATCGTACAAAATCGCAAACGGATTTACGACTGTTATGCAGGGATGTTTCCCAGCTATGATGTTTTCAGCCAATGTATGGACCAAACGACAGAAAACTTCGAGTGTATGGTAATCGACAACACAGCCAAGAGCAATCGCTTGGAAGACACTGTGTTCTGGTACAAGGCTGAAACTCGTCCTAACTTCCGTTTAGGGGCGCCACAGTTCTGGGTTAATAACAATGCTGTATCAACATCCCGTGATGACGAAGACAATTATGATCCGAGCAATATGCGTAAACATAAGCATCACATCAATGTGAAGAAGATATTGTAAGGGCGTAGGTAAATATTGCTCCCTTTTGTTTCAAAACACAACTGTCTTCAAAAAACGACAAAGAATGCACCATACAAAGGGTTCGTTTACAAATTTGAGACCGATGCAGACAATTCTGCCGATGAGCAATAACCCTAACAATGTCTTTACTAAGATGGCTAGTGGTCTCTACTAAGATGACAAGATATCTCTACCAAGATGCAAGAGGTCTCTACTAAGATGGCTAGTGGTCTCTACTAAGATGGCAAGATGTCTCTACCAAGATGCAAGAGGTCTCTACTAAGATGGCTAGTGGTCTCTACTAAGATGG